AGCCATATAGTGTGCTAACATTCTTAATTCTAAACCACTTGCGTCTACTCCTAAAAGTTTATAACCTTCAGGTACAGTCCAACAAGCTCTACATTCTTTACCATAAGGGCTGTAAACTGCAGGAACTTGAGCCATGTTAGGGTCTCTATGTGCCATTCTTCCTGTGATAGCACCTGTAGAAATAACAGAACCATGTACTCTACCGTCAGACTTGACAGCATCTATCCACGAATGAACTTGTGCTAGTCTCTTTTGATAAAGTAGAAAGTCTGCTATAAGCTTTGCTTCCTTTATGTGAGTAATCTCTTTAAGAGTATTCTCATCTACTATAGGTCTACCTGTGGGTGTAAACTTTTTAGGCTTCCACCCTAACTCCTGCAGTCTTTGACCAATCTGTTGTCTTGAACCAAGATTAAACTCTTGTAAAGTCTTTCTCATGAATGGCTTTCTTTCGAGTCTACCCTCTATTATATCTGTATATTCTTGTGGTGTCAATCCTTGTTTAGAAAGTTTACCATCTTTTTTTAATTTAGGTGTAACCATTTTATCATCTATCCATATAGGCTTAAAAGTTTCATGGACTTTGTCTTCAGTTTCTTTAAGTTTAGATGATAGTTCTGATGTTAAAAGCATGGCTTGTTCTTCGTCAAACAAGAAACCATTTTGTTTTTGTTGTTCAAGAATATATGTAATATTATGTTCAAGAATAATTGAATCTTTTGAAAAACCAAGAGATTCTTTTTTCAAATAATTAAATAATTTATAATTTATTTCAACGTCTCTTTCACAATAGTCTAACATTTCTTTTGTGAAAGCTGTCCACTCAGGCGAATCTTTTTTAGGTAAGCCAAGTTTATAACCCCACTTAGCTATACTATGTCCACCCTCACGAGTAGGTTTGAACAAGCGAGATAAAACTAAAGTATCAATTACTTTATCGGGATGATAAACGTCAATGCCTGTTAGCTTTTTAATAACAGGTATATCATATCCTAAAATATTATGACCTATAATTTTATCTGCTTGTTTTAAAAAGTTAAACCCTTCGTTTAAAGTATCTCCATAGAAATGATAAAACTTACCTGTTTCATCTTGGGCTACAAGACACCATATAACTGTCGGGTCTAGTCCGTCAGTTTCTATATCAAATACTAACTCCATGTTTACTCCTAAAATGGTATGATTTCTTCATCAGCTGAGTTTAATATTTCATCATCCTCATATTCAGAAAGTCTACCTGTTTCTTTATCGTAGACTAATGAACAAGCCATACCAACATCACCTGTATATCTTGACTTAAGTATACGCAATCTTGTTGTTCTTGATTCTAAATCATCTTCTGATTGTTGATTTCTTTCAAGTGCTATCACACAATCTGAAAGCTGTGCAATACTATTTGAACCACGAAGATGTGAAAGACTTACAGTAATTCCATTTTCGTGTCCTTTGTTTCCGTCTATTCTTCTGAGGTGTGATACAAGTATTATACCTGCACCTGTTTCTTCTACCATGCTACGTAATCTGTGCATAATATTATCAATGGCTCTTCTTTCATCGCCTTCAATCATAGAACTTACAAGCATATGTAAGTGGTCTACGATAACCCATTTACAATCGCAACCAACAATCAAATATCTAAGCTTTGCAAAAATAGCATCAATATCATTGGCACCAAAGTGAGCATGTATAAATACTCTATCATTGCTAAACACTTTGTTGAACATATCTATAAGTGTATGTTCTTCGTAGTTATTTCTGACACTGTCTATATAAAGTTTATCGTTAGCTTCAATAGAAAGTATACCATCGACTGTGCGTTTCCAATCTTCTTCAAGAGCAATGATACCTACGTTGTCTTCAGTCTTGTTGATGAGCCAATGTTCTAGTTCTCTAGTCACTGAAGATTTACCCAAGCCTGTACCACCTGTTATAGTAACAAGCTCTCCGGCTCTCATGCCTAGTAATTTTTTATTGAGTCCGTCATAAGGATATGGGACACTTTCTTTTTGTTCTCTGTGTAAAAAGTCTTTTTGCTTTTCAGATACTCTGATGATACCACTAGGTGTATAGACTTGAGCATCCCACCAAGCACGAGTAAAGTCTGCATGTTTACCTTGCTTTAACATATCGTTGGGGTCTTTAAACCCATTAGGTAAAGTAACAATCTTAGCTTTTCCCGGCTTGATTATACTTGCAACTTTTTGTGATGCTTCAATACCTGCTTTGTCTTTATCAAAACAAATGACAACATTCTCAAAACTTTCTACGTATTCTAAACTTTCTTTGATGTCTTTTACAGCCGAAGCTGCACCACGTTTAATAGAAACCACTGCCCACTTTGAACCCAGTAGTTCATAAGTAGCCATAGCATCACATTCTCCTTCAACAATCGTAAGATATTTACCACCTTCCTTGAATAAGTTTTGTCCAAACAGTCCTGACTCTTGCATACTGCCTTCAAATATAAATCTTTTATCTCTTACATATCTAATCTTGGTAGCACATTGCTCATGATTAATAAAGAAAGGATACAAATGCTGTGCCAACTGACCTTGACTATCGTAAACAACCTTTACTCCATACTTCTGTGCTGTTTCTTTTGAGATATTTCTGTCTGTAAGTTTAGCATAAATACCTCCATGAGCATTTAGCTGTTGTGGTTTTTGTGGTGTGTAGTTATTCATGTGTGTTACTTTTCCCTCATAGTTAACATAAAATTTATCGCAACTAAAACATTTAGCTGAACCGTCTGCGTTTACTGATACTGCATCACTACTACCACACTCATGGCATGGTAAGTGAAACTTTACAAATTTTGTTTGTTCCATATTTAACCCTCATAAAAATAAAAAAGCCACCCATGTTTCAGAGTGGCTTAGTTTGGAGATACAATATGTTAATTAAGATTCTTCGGTTGAAGTTTCCTCATCAACATTTTCTTCTTCAGACTCTACCACTGCCTCAGGAGTATCCTTTAAGAGGGCTTCAAGATTTCCCCTGTGTGTTGCACTCGCAAAGTTTAAAGCTTCTAAAACTGTTTCTAATGTTCCGACTTTATTGATAATCACTTGAGCATTAATTTTAGTTTGTTCGTCTTCGATTTTGGTAACATCGTATGTGAGTGTTCCGTCATCATTTTTAATTGTTATAATCATATTAAAATTCCTCCCCGTCTCCATAAGGGTCTAACTCAGCACCATCTTGTGATTTAAGAGGTACTAAATCAATTACTTGCATAGCTTGAAAGTCTAATCCTTTGAAGCTACCATATTTATTATCAGTTTCCCACTCGTTGTATTGAACTTTGACAGTTGAACCATTTCCAACTATCTCATCCATAGGATTTTTATTAGCATCAAAAAGTTTAGGTGCGTTTCTGACCATTCCATTAGGTCCATTCACTTTTCTTTTGATGGTAATAGCTCTACCAACAGGTGTTTCACTACCTGACTCATCCTTTATGGATAAGTTTTTAACTCTAAATCCACGAGATTCAAAGTCATTTGCAACTTTCTCATCAACTACTAAATCAACTGTATACACAGGTTCATAAGTAGTATTAGGTGTAGTTACTGATGCCCAATAGGCTTTTCCTTGTATTACTGCCATAAAATTTCCTCCTTTGGCTGTTTAATTGTGTGCAATTATACACTGGTTTTTATTATTTGTCAACATCTAAATCCAATAAAGTTACTAAAAATGTATCGTTTGTCCACCTAACTTGATAACAGATAGGTTCTTTAGGATTGTTATGATTATATTCTACTACATAATCAACCCAATTTCTATATTCATTTTCTGAAATTTCTTTATTAGTAAATAGCTTTATCATATTTGTTTTTATGTCCACCATGTTGGCTTACTCCTGTTTTTGTTCCATTGTGCATAATGTTTCTCATGTATAACATAATCTCTGTATGCAACAATAGGGTCTTCGTTTTTATATTCATCCGGCATAGCTTGTGCAAGTGGAGTCATGCCTTTATCCTCTATGTTATCGGGTGCAAAGAACAAAGGTGTAGACAGCTTAGTAATACTTGCATGTTCTCTACCATACCTATGTTTGTATTCTTTACCAAGTGCTATGAAGTGTTTGTATAGCCACTGATAATTATCAAAAGATTCTCTAGCCCATATAGTACAAGGATGATTTTTGTATGCCTCTTTGTAAAGTCCATTAGCATCTGCATAGTCATCACCGTCTAACACTCTATGAGCAGTACACAACATCTGTGCAGTTTCAAGTGGCATTTTTACTAGCATCTTGTCAGGCTGTGCCTGTGCTGATTTAATAGGGCATTTATCAAAATAAAATATATTCATTTTCTTTTCCTCTTTCTTCTCTCCCATCTATCTTCTGCATCCATTACAAGTAAGATAGTTCCTGTTATACACGTTGCCATAAACAATCCTAACATGCTTATAACAAGTATGTCAAGAATCATTTTGGTTTCCACAATTATCTCTTAAAACTTTTGATAACTTTTGAGTAGCATCTAGTTTATCTTGTAGTTCTACTACATCTAATTCTAGTATAGCTATGTGAGTTTCCAAAGCTTTAATATCTTCTGCATTGTTTCTACTATCATCATGCACAACAACAACTAAACCATAGTATATCATACCAACTATACACCATAGTAAACCTTTTATAAATTTATTTTTTATCATTTTTACTACCTCTTTTTATATATCTATAACTGTCAGCATCCCATTCAGCATCTAACATCTGTATTAACTCCCACTTAAGACTGCTTAAATTATGAACATCAGACAACCATAAATCGCTTGTCTCGTGTAAAGTATTTAACATGCTTTCAAGTTTACCTATGTATTTAAACATTGTATCGTACTCACTAACACTCATGTCAATAGTTACTTTGTTTTTTAATATTTTAGTTTTCATTTTTTACCCTCTGTATTCTACAAATAATTTTTTTATAAAGTTTTCTAAATCTGTAAAGCTTTCTTCAATAGTTTCCCAAGTCCTAAAATTATTTTCTAGTATTTGTTTTTCTATATCAACTGCTTTAAGTATTTCTTTTTCTATTACATTGATATTCATTTTCCTTGCCCTCTGTATTTTTTATAGTTAGCTTTTCTATTCTTATTCATGGTAGAGAATCCAACATTACCTCTACCTTGACTTGACTTCTTACCTCTAACACCTGTAGCAGAGACATGTCTATCTTGAAATGCTTTACTTTTTACTGCCATGCTACAAACTCCATGTAAGGTTCTTCAACGTGTCCTTCGGGTAACCACTCAACTCTATCAACAACCTCGTGTAAATCATAGGTAGTTCCTACGCTTTCTCCTTCATCATTGTGTGCTAGTATTAAACCTTTACCTGCAAAGTTTCGACCACTCCAAGAAAAGTATCTGTTGTCTTTTAATAGACCTTCATCATCAACATACAAATCATCTGACTCACAAAGTCTAACACAATCAAAAGTTCTACAGTCTATTAAGTCATAGATTTGTTTGTAGTCTCCTGTGTATTCTACTTCTGTTATCGTTTCCTCAAATGGATTTATTAGTATTGCTTTCATATTATCTCCTTATTATATTGCATAGTTATAAAACATACGTTCAGCTATGAACTCTAGTATTTCTTGTCTGTTGATATCTTCATCAAGTCCGTAGTTATCTGCGATAGTAAATATCTCTTCTTCTAACAGACCTTTAGAGTCTAGTTCTAATACTTCGTCCCATACCTTTTCGTATGCTTGGTCGTTTACTTGGTTACTCATTTGTCTCCTCACTTTTTAAAAGTTCTAATATCTTATCAAGTTTTTCTTCTTGTTCTTTTAGTAAATCATATACATCATCTATGTTCATCATGCATATTCCTCCTCTAAGTCATCTAAAAATTCATCAACTCTTTTAGCTACCCAATCTGGTATATCTGCTAAAGCTTCCTCTGTACCGTCTTCCCAAACAATACCTATATGCCATGCTTTAATTTTCATCATTTATCTCCTTATAAAATTGATTTACTATATCTTTAATATCAACCCAAGCATTTTGAAGGTCATCTGTAGGATAATCAGACCATTCAACCTCGTTTGTTACAACCTCATCTATTAAATTAATTTTATCTACTATACTAAGTTTCATTCTACCTCCTCTAAATCTTCAAGCTCTACATACTCTGCAATATGTGACCAATCAAGTTTGGGTGCATCAAATATTTTTACACTCCCGTCCTCGTTTAAAACTTCATTACCCTCTTCATCATATAAATAAAAAGTACACTCCCATACTGCGATATCGTAATTTTCTTTTTTCATTCTACCTCCTTGTTCTCACATTCATCACATATATTAAACCTGTCAACATAAGTATATTTGTGTAGTTGTTCTAGCTTTTCAAAGACTGTCATGCCTATATCATCATCTGATATCATATACATACTATCAGTTTTAGGAACTTCTTTGTGACACTCTGTGCAAAATACATTATACTTCATAGTATCTCCTTATTATATTTGAACTGCTTGTATTACAAAGCCACTTGTATCTGTTTTGGCTTTACCTTTTGCTCTTAGACCTACAACTACATTATCTTCATCAAGAAATCTCATGTCATGTGTGTCTCCGTCAATAACTTTAAGACCTTTGAAGAAACTAGGTAGTGTTTTAGTATTAAATACTACTGCCTTGTTGTGTTCAACATCACTAAATCTATCTGCATACTTTTGATTTGCTTCACTATAACTCCATGTCAAATGATAGTTAGGTATGTGTTTAGTTTTTCTTGTAGGTATTTTAGTGTAGTCATAGAACTGCACAGTCGGAAAGATTTCAAAGAGAGTCTTACCATTTACCTTGATAGTCTCCCATTGTATATCACTTGTGCCATTGAGTCTGACTGCTGGTAACTTACCTTTTTTGTCACAATAGTTTACAAACTTTGTAATGTCCTCAATAATATACTCCATAAAAGTATCTCTATCATTAAGAAACAAATCAGTCTTACGCTTTCTAGCATCTTGAATAGATTTGTAAACACCGCCTAGACCTGCTGTATTTAAACATGGCTCTTTACACTTAGCTATGTCTTGATAGGGACATATCTTAGTGCTTGAAGGGTGCATATACATATTGACATTCAAGTATTTGTCTTGAACTTTGTTGCTCTTTTCTAACTTTGAATTAGAATTGAGACTTGAAAGTAATTTAAAATTCATAGTCTATCTCCTCATATGATTTTTTCCAAATGTCAGGATTAAATTTAGATAATGTTTCTATTTCACAATCATCACAGACATGGGCTACAAAGTCCCCGTCATAATCATCACATCTAAACATTTCTTTACCACTACCACAATGACAATCTTGTGGTTGTATTCCATAACAAAAGCTATGCCATATCATAACCTATCTCCTCTAAATAGTCTTCTAGTTGTTGTAATACTTTAGCTTTATTACCCTTGAAGCCGAACTCTTTTTTGACAATACTATAACATGTCGGTGCTTTACCTGTCAAGCGAAGTCCTATCATCTCCATTTTTAAACCTTTATGTAAGGTTAAAAGTCTTGCCATAGCTATTTGCTCGGGCTTGTCTAACATTATATCCATATATATCTCCAATAAAATTAAAAGTGTGGCTAGTCACGTGGTGGTTTAGTTCTCATTCGTGTTTTATCCTTAACCTAGTTTTTCAAGGCTTTTACAAAGGCTCACTCCTAGCCACGTCTAGTTTTGTTTATCGTACAGGACTAGAAACCTCTACAACCTCCTACTTTTTACTAACAGAGAGTCATGCTAGACTAGTTTGATTTGTTTACCGACAGCTTAAAATACTAGCAAAGTCTGTCCGCAAATTATGGCTTTGTTGTTTAGAGTCTGTTCAAACCTCCACGCAAATGTGGGAAAATCAGACTACCCCGAATTTAATCTAGGATTTGTAGTTTGCCAAAGCAGACCTACCAACTGCTCCCTACTCTAGTAATTTTAGTCATACGCTAGGGACTGATGACTATTTTAAGCAAAGAGTCTTTTGTAAAGTCTTGCAAAAAATCCCTTTGTTGTCGCAATCTCATAGTCTTTGATAACATTCAAAGTATCTTGAACATCAATGTTATCAGCAACTTCAAGTATTTGCATACCTCTGTTATCTTTACCTAAAGGTGTAGGTCTAACAAAGTGTAGTGGTCTTGACGGATTACCTCTTTGTTGATAAACAGAAACTTTAGCTTTATGAAAGCCAAGAAAGGTATCTCCTACAAGTGTTTCATTTCTATGTTTGTATGCTCTTACTCTTACAATATTTACTCCAAGAGCATTAGCAGTATTCCATAGAGTTTGAATACTTTGTGGTGCGTTATCAATTGATACTACAGTTTTAGTATCTCTTTTTCCATAGACGATTTTCGCCATAGTTATATCTCCATATTTATAGTTAATAAAAGTGGTAGTTTTACGTTTATCATGAAAACTACCAAAACTGAACCTCAATAACAATAAGGATTTTAGTTTAGTTAAAGAGCAGTTTTGAATGATTGCTCAGCATTCATAAATTAGTCTTTGCTATAAACTAATTTAGCAACATCTTTATCTTCAAGAAAAAGATTTAAACTAAGTTTAGTAGGAATATATTCTCCTGTTTTATAGTCTTTTTGTAAACTATGTATAACAATATCTCTACTACAAAAAGTAGAATATTCTTCTTTAGGTTTTACTTCAATCTTAGTTACGTTATGTATGTTGATGTTATTCATATTTAGTTCCTTAGTCTATTTAGACTTGTTAAGTTGTGTGATGCCACCTATACTAACCGAAGTCACAGTCCTTGTCAAGTGGAATCACACAGGTAATTAATTATATTTTGACTATGTTCCAAACAGTTCCCTGTTCCATAGTAGTTTTATTCAAGTAATCTTTAGATGAGTAAACTTTTACCCAACCAAATTTACCTTGATAAATCATTGACCTATCCTCTTTAAAGCTAAAAGCTTGTCTAAACCTATAACCTTTTGATTTTAGGTGGTTTTTTGCCTTTTCAAGACTATTAAATCGTATATATTTTCTAGTCTGACTATCTTGGATAGTCTCCATGATAAGTTTACCATTAGGATTTTCACACTTCTTTTTCATAATTTATCTCCATAAAATTAAATTTTTCATCATCAATAACTTCGTTGTTATCTAAGTCTAGACAAAAGTCTAGTATATCTACTTCATCAGAAACATCATCATCTAAACTATTAAGTTTATCAAACAATTGTTCTGTTTCAATCTCATTAAAGTTTAATGGTTTTTCCATAATTATTATTTCCTTGCCATGTGGCAGTTGTTAAATGCCCTACAACAGTAGCAAAAGCTGTAGGGCTTGTCAAGTGAAACACACATGATTAGACTACCAAGCCAACCTTGAAGCATCATATGTAAAGTATTTAGGGTTATAATCGAAACCATAATGTTTCCACCAACCTTTTGCTCTAGAATATTTACCTGTTTCCATGTAAGATATTGACGAAGCATGAGTCATAGCTTCCCTTCGCCATTGAAGAAACGCATGAACTTTAAATTTTTCAAGTGGCATTCTCACTTTGTGAGAGTTTGAACGCATAAAAACCCACTTTCTACCGACTTTAATCGTATAAATTCTTTGTCCATATTTGCCATAGAATTGCATTTGGTAGTGGTCAGACATTTGAGGATTCAAAAGTCTTTCCATTTTATCATAATTTATTGGCAGATTTGAGCCATTTGTTATAAAGTTTTCCATAAATATATTTCCTTGAACTTCCTGTGAAGTCCTGTTGAGCAGTCAGCATCATTGCCGAATGCCACTTCACATTGGCAGATTCTTGGAAGGTTGTCAAGCTGAAACCTGCAGATAATCGTAATAATTATAGGTAGAGGCGTAATTAGAAGTTTTTATGGGCGATTACAGGTAATTATTGAGCCATTCCATACTGAGTCTATGTAAAGTTTTACATAAGCACGTAATCACACATAAAGATTTGAGACAAAAATTGTGAGAGTTTTTGAGAGTTTTTGAGGTTTGCTAATTTTTCGCCTGTTTCTACAGGCATTATGCGTAGGAGAAATCACGTAGGAAAAATGTGTTGACAGGTTTTGAAAAATCGTATTACTATGTAATGGCTTTGGCAATGGTGCTAAAGCTTAATGTCCCAAAGGGACAAGGATAAAAATTATGACAAATTCAACACAACAAACTACGTTTGAAGTTAAAAACCCTAAAGCGAAAGCGACTTATGGGCAAATCCAAAGGATTGCTATGCAGTTTAGCAAAGCTAAAACATGTCCAAAGGACATCAAGTTCGGAACTATTCGTGGACACTATTTAGCGAAGCTAAACAGCAAGACTCCAATCACACAAGGCGAAGTATCGAAGATACTAAGCATGAAGTCTCTGCCAAAGGCAGACATAACAGCTATGAAGTCTTATAAGAAACTTATAAGTCTTGGCTAAAACTACTACGTAGTTCATCACATGAGGGGCTTTACAGCCCCTTTTTTGTATCCACACTAAAGACTTTTAAAGTCTTCAACGCCTAGTAAACATGACAAACATACTAGCCCTCTAGGGCTTTCCTGTGAATGATGACTGTATCCCCTTAAGCATAGCTTAAAATGTCCTCTGAGGGCTTTAGAATGCGTTATAGACTAGGAAACTCTTTAGAGTTTGTGAAGCTATAATCTTTACACAGAAAATCTCTATAGATTTTGGAAACTTGGTAAACTCAATAGAGTTTAACAGGGGATTTTTTGTGAAACTTCAAAGGTCTGTAAAGTCTAATGAGACTTTAAGATGTTGGATTGCTGAGATTTGGGTAAACTTGTAAAGTTTAACAGGGTAGGCAGGAGTCACCCCACCCCCCCACGTATATATATACTAATACTCAAACATTTTGAGCCATTTTCGATTGGATACAAGACAGGGTTTATTTAGGTTAGTTCGGGTCTATATAGAACTATATAGTTGACGAGAGTCTACCGAGGTTATGTATTGAACCCCGGCACACCTAAGTGTTATTATAGAGTCATATTAGCATTTTGTCAAGTACTTTCAAAAATATTTTCAATAGCCTTGACAAACCCTACATAGAACTATATAATATCTGTATGTCTTTACCAACGACTAAAAGAAAATTAACAGAAAAACAAGAGAAATTCCTTAATAGTCTTATTGAGACTAAAGGAAATCTTAAACTTTCAGCGGAACTTGCAGGATACTCAGGCAATCACTACCAAGTAATTAAAACTCTTAAACATGAAATAGTGGATTTAGCTTCAGACGTACTTGCAAAGGAAGCTCCTTTAGCAGCTTTTAAACTTGTTGAAGTATTAGAAAGTGATAAACCCTTGCCACAAGCTAACGTAAAGTTACAAGCGGCACAGACAATTCTTGATAGAGTTGGTTTAGGTAAAAAAGAACGTTTAGATGTTAATCATAATGTTCAAGGTGGTATTTTTATATTACCTGAAAAACAAACTATCGACATAACAGCTGAAGAAGCAGAGTATGAAGATATTTCTGACTGAGTTTGAAATGAACAATATAAGGTTCCCCGGACCTAATATAGTTGCAGCCAGTTGGGAAGTAGCTGAACAAGCTGCAGTAGATAATAACTTAATTCTTGTTGGAGAGTTAGATAATATACTTGTAGACTCTACAGGGTCTTATAGTTATCAAGACTTGCCACAAAATAAAACAATACATTAATTATGACTAAGAAAGACCCTAGATTAGCAAGAGCAGGAGTAAGTGGTTATAACAAACCTAAACGGACTCCTAATCACCCTAAAAAGTCACACATAGTTGTTGCTAAAGAAGGTGATAAAATAAAAACTATACGTTTTGGTGAGAAAGGAGCTAAGACAGCTGGTAAACCTAAAGCAGGTGAATCAGCAAGAATGAAAGCAAAAAGACGTTCTTTTAAAGCTCGTCATGCTAAAAACATAGCTAAAGGTAAAATGTCAGCAGCTTATTGGGCTGATAAGGTGAAGTGGTAATATGCCTCACGCAGGAAACTTTAAGTTTAAAGCTTTACATAAACAAAAAGCCAGACTCTCTATGAGAAGAAACCAAGGCAAACCCGGTAACGTAACTCGTGATGAGTTTAGTGAAAACTGGGATAGAATCTTTAAAAAGTCCGAAGGACTTAATAAAAATAAGGAGGACAAAGATGCCAACAAAGACTAAAAAGAAGTCAACAGTAAATAAAGCCGGTAACTATACGAAGCCGACTATGCGTAAGAGGCTTTTTGAGAAGATTAAGGCTGGTAGTAAAGGTGGTAAATCCGGTCAATGGTCTGCTCGAAAAGCCCAGCTTTTAGCAAAAGAATATAAAGCCAAAGGCGGAGGTTATAAATAATATGTTATACGGAATAAATAAATGGTTTGATATGGTTAGTAAAGCCTATGCAAAACTATATAAAAAATGCTTAATAGAGAAAAAGAAAAATGGCGTTAAAAAAAAGTCAAAGAAGTCTTAGGGCTTGGACAAAACAAAAGTGGAGAACCAAGTCTGGAAAAAAATCCAGCGAGACTGGAGAACGCTATTTACCAGAAAAAGCTATTAAGGCTTTATCGTCTGCGGAATATGCAGCGACAACAAGAAAGAAAAAAGCCGACACCGCTAAAGGTAAGCAACATTCGAAGCAACCGAAAAAAGTAGCAAGAAAAACAAGAACATACAGAAAGGTTAACTAATGCCTAACATACCTGATGGTTATCTAAAAAGAAAAACGTCTACTATACCATTTGGTTATGAACTAAGTGAAATAGAAGGTTATATAAAACCCATTCCACATGAGTTGGAAATATTAAAAAAATATATAGTTTCTGTACAAAATCAAGAATACTCTTTACGAAAAGCAGCTGAACTAATCAGCGAAGAATCTGGTAGAAAAATAACTCATGCTGGGCTATCTAAAATAATTAAAAAACAACCAGAACCAAAAATAAAATACCAATACTCTAAAGAGCAAAAAAGAAAACAAAAGCTAAACAGACAAAAAAAAGAATTAGAAAAAGCTAAAAAAAGATTAGCTTACAAAGAATCAAAACTTAAAACAGAACAAGAAGTCCTTAAAAAGACTACAGAACAAACCCAGTCCAAAATAGTTACTAGCGATGAACTTGACCAAGTTGCTCCTAGTATTCAAGAAACTATAAGAAATTCTAAAGTAATATTTCATCCTAATGAGGGTCCACAGACAGACTTCCTTGCTGCTGGTGAAAAAGATGTACTTTATGGAGGTGCAGCAGGTGGTGGTAAATCTTATGCCATGCTTGTTGACCCATTACGTTATGCCCACAGAAAAGCACATAGAGCCTTAATACTAAGACGTTCTATGCCAGAACTAAGAGAAATGATTGACAAGTCTCGTGAACTTTACCCACAAGCATTTCCCGGTGCTAAGTTTCGTGAGGTTGAAAAGCTTTGGAACTTTCCTAGTGGAGCTAAAGTAGAATTTGGCTTCCTTGAAAGAGATGCAGACGTATATAGATATCAAGGACAAGCATATAGTTGGATAGGGTTTGACGAGATTACCCACCTACCAACTGAATTTAGTTGGAACTACCTAGCCTCACGTTTAAGAACCACTGACCCAGAAATAGAAACTTATCTACGTTGCACCGCTAACCCCGGTGGTGTTGGGTCACATTGGGTTAAAAAACGTTATATAGAACCAAACGAATCTAATAAAAGTTTTGTTGGAGCAGATGGACTAACAAGAAAGTTTATTCCAGCAAAACTTGCAGATAATCCTTATTTGTCTGAAGATGGTGTGTATGAACAAATGCTTAAATCTCTACCACCTACACAAAGACAACAACTCTTAGAAGGTAATTGGGATGTAGCAGAAGGTGCAGCTTTTACAGAGTTTGACCCTAAAGTACACGTTATAGCTCCTTTTGCTTTACCTTTACATTGGGAAAGAGTAAAAGGAATTGACTATGGTTATGCATCAGAATCTTGTTGTTTATGGGGAATAATGGACATAAATGACAATACTTTGATAATTTATAGAGAATTATACAAAAAAGGCTTGACAGGTGCTGAATTAGCTAGTATAATAACAGATATGGAAACAGAAGACCCTTTTTCGGTAAATGGGGTTTTGGATACTGCAGCATGGGCAAATACAGGTACAACTGGTCCAACTGTAGGAGAAAGTTTAGTAAGAGCTGGTCATAAATTAAGACGAGCCGATAAAAATAGAATACAAGGTAAAATACAAATACACGAGTATTTAAAGATTAGAGAAAATGGTAGACCTAAGTTACAGATATTTAATACATGTCCGAACTTAATAAGAGAATTACAGTCTATACCTTTATCTAAAACTAATCCTGAAGATGTAGATACACACGCTTCAGACCACGCATATGATGCACTGCGTTATATGATTATGAGCAGACCAAGAATGGAAAGCCCACTAGAAAGGATTAGAGGTTTAAAACGTGAAATGTATAAACCAATAGACTCTACGTTTGGATATTAAGTATGGAACAAGACAATACATTTTTAAACGCTGATAATATCTATGAAGAAGTAGAAGGTGAAGCTGGTAAAAATTTAAGTCTTCCTGATGACCAACGTAGAAATCTTATTGGTATTATTAAAGGTCGTTATGCTCAAGCAGAAGATGCTAGAGAAACTGATGAAAGAAGATGGCTTAAAGCCTACGAAAACTACAGAGGACTTTACAACAAATCTTTAAAGTTTAGAGACTCTGAAAAATCTAGAATCTTTGTAAAGATTACCAAAACAAAAGTACTTGCTGCTTTTGGTCAACTTGTTGATGTTATATTTGGTACAGGTAAATTTCCAATAGGAATTGCAGAAACTAAAGTACCAGAAGGTGAAACAGACTACGCACATTTAGATACTTCAAATCCTACACCAAGTTTAGAAACATCTTTACCAGATGATATTGGTAATAGGGAAGGAGCCAACGTTAATCCATACGATGTTGGTTATGAAGGTGACGGTAAAACTTTAAAACCCGGTGCAACTTTCTACAATGGAATATTTGAGGATAGCATTGAAGACCAAGCAGAAAAAGCTGGAATATTAGTAGATGGTGCTAGTCCTAACCCACAAGCACTTGAATTATCTCCAGCACAAAAAGCTGCAAGAAGAATGGAAAAACTTATTCATGACCAAATAGATGAGTCTAATGGTTCTTCTGAAATACGTAATGCTTTACTTGAATCAGCTTTATTAGGTACAGGTATTGTTAAAGGACCATTTAACTTTAATAAAAAATTACACAAGTGGGACACAGACGAAGAAGGCAATAGAGTTTATAATCCACTAGAAGTAAGAGTACCGAGAATAGAATTTGTAAGTTGCTGGGATTTTTATCCAGACCCATCAGCAACTAATATGGAAGAATGTGAATACGTTATCCATAGACACAAAATGAATAGAAGTCAACTTAGACAGTTGCGTAATATGCCTTACTTTGATGAAGATGCTATTAGAACTTGTATTCAGTTGGGTCCTAACTATGTAGAAAAAGATTTTGAATCATCACTAAAAGATGATGCTAGAGCTGATGAAGCATATCATAATAACTTTGAAGTTATAGAATATTGGGGTATTATGGATGCTGAATATGCTAGAGAAGTAGGTATTGACTTAGATGATAACATAGATGATTTAGATGAAGTACAAGTAAATGTATGGATATGTGGAGACCAACTACTAAGAGCTGTAATAAATCCATTTACTCCATATAGAATACCATATCATTCTTTTCCATATGAAAGAAATCCATATAATTTCTTTGGTATTGGTGTAGCAGAAAATATGGATGATTCACAACAGATTATGAACGGTCATGCTAGAATGGCAATAGACAATTTAGCAATGGCTGGTTCTTTGGTGTTTGATGTAGATGAGTCTGCTTTAGTCGGTGGACAATCTATGGAAATATATCCGGGTAAGATATTTAGAAGACAAGCTGGAATGCCGGGACAAGCTATACATGGTTTGAAGTTTCCTAATACAGCACCAGAAAATATGATGATGTTTGATAAGTTTAGACAACTTGCAGACGAACAAACAGGTATACCTAGTTACTCACACGGACAAACAGGTGTACAAAGTATGACAAGAACAGCTTCTGGTATGTCAATGCTATTAGGAGCTTCTAGTTTAAATATTAAAACAGTCATTAAAAATCTTGATGACTTTTTATTAAAGCCATTGGGAGAATCATATTTTCAATGGAACATGCAATTTTTAGAGGGTGAGTTGGATGTCAAAGGTGATTTAGAAGTCAAAGCTACAGGAACAAATAGCTTGATGCAGAAAGAAGTAAGAAGTCAAAGACTTACTACTTTCTTACAGACTGCACAAAGTCCTGCTATTGCTCCATTTGTTAAGATTTCTAAACTCGTAAGTGAACTTGCTTATAGCTTAGACTTAGACCCAGACGAAATACTTAATGACCCTGAAGAAGCAGCTATAATGGCACAAATAATAGGAATGCAAAATGCTGGACAAACAACTAGCCAAGAGGCTCAACTTACTGGTGGGGAACAAGGACCTATGGGAGGCGTTCAAGGTACACCTGAACAACCTCAAGAACTTGGAACTACAGGCACTGGTGGTGGCAACATCGGAACAGGAAATGTACCGGTTGCAGGGGAAAGTGAATTCTCTGGGACGCTTAGAGCAGCTGGACCTACAGGTTAAAGAAGCATTAAATAGAAAAGAGGAGATATAATGTTAAATTTATTAGATACAATTTTAAAACTCGTAGGAGTAATACCATGGATAGTTTCAATTTGTTCATTGATTGCTTCATTAACACCAACTCCTGCTGATGATAAATTAGTAGGTAAAGCATATAAAATCATAGATTGGTTTGCTTTAAATATAGGAAAAGCAAAGGAAAAGTAAAATGTTAGAAGACGATAAAAAAAGATATGGCATGAAAGATGGTGGTGACTTTCCAGACCTTAACAAAGACGGAAAAGTAACTTATGCAGATGTACTTATGGGTAGAGGCGTAAGAGAACAAAAAGCTGTTGGTGGTATAATAAGAAAACTTATTAAACTTTCAAAAACTAAAAAGAAACCTGAAGACATTAAAAAGCAAGAAGATGTAGACAAACTTCTAGATAGAATAAGTGATGAAGACTACGAAAAATTAAGTGACATAGAAAAAGAACAGTTACTAGATTTACAACTTGAAAAGTATGGTACAGATTATACACCTGCAAAATCTACTAAAAAAGATATAGATGATATACTAGATAATTTAACTGATAAAGAAATAGAAAATTTAACACCATTAGAAAGAGAACAATTACTTGATATGGAAATAGAAAAGTATGGTGTAGATGGTAGAAAATCAAAAATGTTTGGTGGATTATTATCAGATGATAGACAAGCTTATGGTGTAGGTAGTATTGTTAAAAAACTTATTAAGAATAAACCAAATAAAAATACTAAAAAAATTAAAGAGCTTGAAAAAGAAATGGATGATTATTTAGCTCAATATAGAAAACTAGATGATGAAGCTAGACAAGCTGTAAAAAAAGCTAGAGAAGATGGTCTTAGCCATAAAGAAAAAATAGAAATAGATGAGTTATATTCAGGATATTACAAATTATTAGATGAAAATATTAGTGATGTAGCAGAAGAGTTAGAAGAGTTAGGTATAAAAGTTTCTATGAAAAATTTAAAAGAAAGAAAAATACCTTCTCCAAGAGAAGCTGGAGATTATAAAAAAGGAGATTTATTACCTTTAAATAAAGGTGGTATGCTTTCTGACGAAAATATGGAAGATAACTACACAGACTTTATAATGAGTGAAGCATTAACAGAAGAAGAAGAAGACATGCTTACTCAAAAACTAGAACAAGATGAGCAATTAGCTATGTTATTTGATAAAGTAATAGACGTTGCTCAAGAATTTGCTGGGTCTGGTCCTGTTGAAGGTCCGGGTTCAGGAGTCTCTGACAGTATACCTGCTAGGTTATCTGATGGAGAATTTGTCTTTACTGCAAAAGCTGTAAAAGAAATCGGAGCTGATAAACTAATGGCTATGATGAAAGATGCAGAAATGAAAGCAGATGAAAGACAACAAGCTCAATACGGTGGACTTGTAATGGAAGACCAACCTGAAAAGATTGTTCAAACAGAAACTCGTATTATGAAACCTGCTGATGCAACTTCCCCAGCTTTTGGAGTTATGGAAGATGATTTAATCGAGGAAGAAGTAGCACGAAATATGTTAGACCCAAGAGTTCAACACGTAAGAAGCTAAAAAAGGCGATAAGGCTACCCAAAGACGTCATAGGCACCTTATCATTTTAATAACCGAAAGGCTACCTTTACAAGACAAGCCCTGCACAGTCGACAATTGCAGCTACCTTGTTAAACGAAGCCCTGAGTAGGAGAATAGAATATGACTACAAACGTAAAAGAGGAAATGCCAAATCCTTACAATTATAAAAAAGATTGGCACCAAGGTGAAGATAAACCTTTTAAATCTGCAGATGATGGTTTGTTTTTTGAAGAGCCTCAAAATAAGCTCTATAAAAGTAACGACATAACTGAAGTGGAAGCTGAAGGAAGTGTTAATACTGAAGAACTGGAAACTAAAAAGGATACTCCTTATAAGAAACCAGATTACAAAAAACGCTATGATGATTTAAAAAGACATTATGACTCTAAATTAAATGAGTTTAAAAGTAGAGAACAGGAACTTATAGAAGAAGCTACTAAAAATAGAACTGAATATAAAGCTCCTAAATCTGCAGAAGAACTTGAAGAATTTAAGAATCAATATCCTGATGTCTATGAAGTTGTAGAAACAGTTGCACATTTACAATCGGAGACTAAAGCAAAAGTTCTAGAAGAACGCCTTAGTAAACTTCAAGAAAGAGAGCAACAGTTAATACGACAAGATGCAGAAAAAAGGTTAATGGAAAGACATCCTGATTTTGAAGATATTAGAAACAGTGATGACTTTCATGGTTGGGCAAAAGAACAGCCTAAGTCTATTCAAGATTGGATATACAATAACGCTGACGATGCTGACCTAGCCTCACGTGCTTTAGATTTATTTAAGAAAGATTTTGGTATTGAACCTACAAAAGTTAAGTCATCTTCTAAACAGACTAGACAATCTGCTGCTGACATGGTATCAACTAAAACAACAAGTGTTGAGCCAAAGCAAAAGAAAGTATGGTCTGAAAAGGAGATTGCTGCTATGAGTATGGCTGAATTTGATAGATACGAAAGTGAAATCAGCGAAGCTATGCAAGAAGGCAGAATCGTAAAATAAACTATTAATTAAAAAGGAAAAATAAAATGGCTCAATATTTTCAAGAAGGGTCTAGTCCTACCGCAAGTAACTTTGATTCAGGAATATCTGGACAAAATAATAGTTTTTTCCTACCTTCAGTTTATTCTAAAAAGGTTTTAAACTTCTTTAGAAAAGCATCGGTAGTAGAGGCTATTACTAACACAGATTATGCTGGTGAAATTTCTGCGTATGGAGACTCTGTA